GTTATGCCCATCCACATCAATTAGACCAATCCTCATATATCTCCACTTCGATCCGCGGGCGTTTTACAGTTATCATCGCACGCTCTCCAACAATGCCTTAACCGCCGGATCATCTGACCGTTTCGCTGCCTTCCAAATAGCAAGCGCTTCTGCCATATCGTGATCAATTTTTTCAAACTGCTTTATATACCGCGTATACTCTCGCCCAATCTGCCCCTTTATCGCAGCGCACTCTTCACGTTTTCTAACCCCTGTACTGAGCAGGCCATATACATATTCAAGCCCGTCCCATGCTACCTGTTCAGGCAGGCTTAAATCCTCCGGCCGTTCCTCCCTGTTGTAAACCATCTGGTTCATGGTTTCGAAATCTATCATGTATTTTCCCTCCATCGGGTAACACAGGGTAACATAAAATTCAAAATTTGTGTTACCCGTTTTTAATAACTTTTCAAGCGTCATAATGCCTGCCAATTATAAAAACAATAATTTATTAAAACTATTTTCAATCATTATTTTTCAGGTAACACAGTAACACAAAATTTTATCCCTATACGCGCGAGAAGTTTTTACGCGTTTTTGGGAAATCAGAAAAAATGCGTGAAAACTTATTTTATATATAAGGCATGCATTTTTTTGTGTTACCTGTGTTACCGTGTTACCCCTCGCCGAAAACCAGCATTGAAAACGCTATGTAATTTGTTCATCTTGCACAACATCCTCCCATTCCGCAGCTTCTTCTGATAAAATATCAGACCGTCCGCGATCACACCCAAGCTCAACATAGCGCATGACTGTGCCGCGTCGTTTGATAATCCTGGTCGGTATCGCCTTGCCTGTCTGATGGTTTATGCTGCCGTGCACAATACCGTTCCGCATGCCCCATGAAAGGAAACCACGTGCGTCGTATCCCCCGTCGGCCATAAGCCTGCCGAAAATCGTCCGGTTGATGCACACCACATTCGTTAGCGCTTCTTTCCATCCCCATTGCTCTACATAAGCGTCGCTGGCCGCACTGAAATGGAAATCATTCATCGCCACCATTTCGAGTATGTACTCATAGGCGCGTTCATTCTGATCCACCTCCCTGATCGAAGTCAGGAACGGTTCCACATCCTCTAATGTAAGCGCCTGCCCATCATCGAAAAACGCTTCCGTTGAGAGACTGTCCGCTGTCAGGATAAGCGCCGCAGCACTCGCTTGTTTTTCGGTCGTGATCTTTTTGTCAGTGATTGTCCGGTAAAATCCTCTGTAGGTTGCCTTGACAAGCTCTAAATTGTCATCTGACATGATCCAGTTCACCCAGCGTTCACCGAACCAGCCGTAATTCTCGCGGAAGCTGTTCGCCGCCCAATGCGGGTCGCTGAACAGCTTGGACGTGCATTCACAATCGATTACACGGTTTACCGCGCCGCCGCCGGAAGCCGCGCTGGAAAGCGGCTGCTCGCCCGTTGTGATAATGGACAGCCGCCATGTTTCCTGACGCTGCACGCCTCCCTCTTTGTTGCCGCGCGTTTTCCCTTGCCCTTCCGATAAGCGGTAAACAATATCATCAAATGATTTCTTGTCCTTGACCAGCATCAATTCATCTATAATTAGTGGGAGGTTCCCGAGGAAACCGGCCATCTTCTCCTGTCCCACGGCGGTTGAATCAAACGTTTTCCAGTACTGCCCGCATTCCGGATCAGCCCATACGCTCGCGGCAAACATCAAGGCAACGGTCTTGCCTGCCTCCGTCCCTCCCCAAAGATGCAGGAAAAACGGGTTTGCCCCGCACGGCTTCACAATCGCGCTTGCAAGGCTCGCCGCCAACGCCATCCTGGTTTGTACGGGACTGGTTCGCCTGATCGCAAGCGCATTTTTCATCCATTCCTCACAGGAGCCGTGATGCTTGACCACGGCATTGTACACGCCTCGGAACGCGTCCGCTTCATCAAATACCGCGCCTTTCAGGTACGGGCTAAAGGACTGATAACTGTCCATCCAGCCCAGCCGGTCAAACGCCTGTATTTCCGGCATAACGTCATAGTTAAGCGATTCTACGTCCGCTAAATACTTGACCAGCTCTTTTGCGTTATCAGAATTAACGCCCACACCCTCATCGGCTAATTCAATGATTTTATTGGTGCTTGCCAGTATGCTTTTGGGCTTTGTAGCTGACCGCCAGCGCACTCCCCGCTTATAGGCAACCTCTATCTTCTCCACTCCTGTATAAGCGTTCACAAGCCGCCTGAGCGGGAATATGATATGGGGACAAGCCACGATATCCTGCCCGCTTTCTCCCACTCGGTACACACCAAGTTCGTCGCAGCACCACACGCCAAGGGAATACTCCGGCGCATCTTGCAGGCCGTATTGCGCAAGCGCAACGGTGTTATTCTCCACCTGCTGCACATCTATCCCCCGCTGTGCCTTGCGATAATCTTCATAGGTCCGCTTGAAGGAGTTGTAGCCCACGGCGCTTGCCATATCACACATGGCGGTTAAGGCGCGCTGCTTGTCAAACGGGTTTTTCAAGCTGTCCAGATAGGCATACGGGTCTGTGCCAAACATGAAATCCTCTTTTGTAAACAGCCTGGGCAGTATCCCGTTTTCAACAGCCCGTTCGGCAAGCGCCATTTTCTGCAGCTTCTGAATCTCCTGCTTTGTGATAAGTCTCACCCCTATCTGTATGGATTTTCAAAAAACCACTGCTCCAGCTCCGGCAAATGCTTGCAGGCCATGACATACAAATCATCATACCGGCTCTCCGGTTTTTCCGGCTTGCAGTTGTTGTAGGCCTTGCGCAGTATCCGATACAGCAGGGTTTTCTTCCTGTGCTGATCGCGGAATGCGGCAAGCTCGCGTTCGCGCTCGGCAAGCTGGCGCCGGATACGCTGCTGCTCTATCCGGTCCGGTTTCTCCCCGACAATATGCAGCCCGAAATCATTATCCAATTTAAGCGCCGCCGCCGATGGCCGCAGCCCGAAAAGCTGTGATACCAGACCGATCACATCTCCATGCGCGCCGCAGGTATGGCAGAAATAAAAATTATTGCGCACGTTCATGCTCGGATGCTTGTCCTCCCCATGAAACGGGCAATGCGTGTTGCCATTTCTGCCTGGATCGACACCATAGAACTGCATGGCCTGCTCCAATGGCACAGCCTGTTTGATCCTGTCATATATCGGGTTCATTGCACATTCGCTCCAGATGTTCTTTTGCTTCCCTGTAGCATAAGTCGTGAATGAGGATCGGTGTGGTTTCTGCCTTACACATCAGCATCTGGCAGTTATACCGCGCCAACCATGCTGTCATGGACGCGATCAGGGAGTGCGGGTGCATCCGCGTCCGGTACAGCCCGTTGTATGCCCCCTCCCATGTCGCGCCCTCAACCAGCAGGTAAATCTTTGCCCCGGCGTCCCGCGCGCGCTCAAATTCCCGCTCAAATCGCCCGCGTCCTCTGGTATAGCATTGCGCCAGTTCATCCAGCGACATTTTCCGCTCGATTGCGAACGATGCGGAGAGGTCTACTTCCGCACCGTCCGCAATAACCGAACAACTGTAATCACCAAAATTGAGCTTTTTCCGCTTTGTTGGAAATCCAACCCGCCGCATCCGCTTGCGGAATAGCGGCGTATCCTGTTCACGCGTGTCCACCAGAATAGTAAGCGTCTGCAAAGCGCCGTCAATCTCAGGGATCGTCATTACAGCGCGCCCTCATTTTCCCACGGAAGCTTTTCATTATCGTCCATCTCAATGTTCGGCACAAAATCAGAGGCGTTGCTGGATTCGGCCTTGTTATCGAGCGGCTTATCTTTCGGCATCCGGAATTTGCCATTGCGAATATCCTCGACAGATTCCAATTTGCAGCATTCGGTCGTCCAGCCGGTATTACCATTCATTTCCCATTCCTTATTACGGAACAGAACGCCGACCATCTTGCCTTTCAAGCTCTTTTCATCCCAGTTCCAGGCGTATCCCTGGTTGGATTCCTCAACAGCCCACATAGCGCCGCCAAATGTGTTTTTCGTCCAGCCGTCCTTCTCGCTGCCGTCGTCCTTGGGGATGCGCAGACGGTATGTACCGCGCCATTTCTTGTCCTCATTGGTATTTTCCTGATAGTCCTTGCGGAAGAAATCCTTGTATTCTCCCTCAGCGATATCGAACGAGATCAGCAGAATGCTCCCCCATGAATAGGAAACCTCTTCCGCGCTCATGATCTTCGCCACATAACCGCCTGCCGGAAGCTTTTCTCGCTCGCCGCCCTGCTTCCGTGCTTTGTAACCATTGAATGCTTTCATTTCTCTGTCTCCTTTGTCTCAGTAATTTTATCCAGTTCCCAATACTCACGGATCGTCCGGTCTACGAATTTCAGGTCGTTGTCAATCTCAAGTTCGAACATACCCATAGGTGATTTCGTAGTCGTATTGCCGTCTGACTGCGTTTCGAAATAATGCCGCTTACCGTCCGTCCGGCACATCAGCACCACAGAAAACAGTCCTTCGATCGTCAGCTTCTCATCCAGCATCTTGCCGATGGTCTTGGCTTTAATCTTACCCTCATTCGTTGTCTCAATATGATGCAGGAAGTATACAATCTCATCCGGCGGTGAATCTTTGCGCACTGTGTCAATTATGTTCTTGAAATTCAAAGCCAGTTCGGTAAATTTTTGGTACCCAGTTTCTTTTGCATGGTCGAAAAAATCGAATGCCATCATGTATTGACTATCATCAATGACTACCGCTTTTGTCGGTGCGTTTGAAATGGCTTTGCTCATTGTCAAATAGTTCGGATTGTTCAGTACATATTTGGGCTTGCCGCGAAACGGCAACGGCTTTCCCGCCACATTCAGCAATAAATATTCGTCCGGCTTAAAATTACGCAGGCTTGCACTCTTTCCGCTGCCGGATTCGCCTAAAATCAAAACAGGAATACCCACGGTTTATTCATCCTCCTTTACATCCAGCGGGCAGTCAAGCCCTCTTTCGCTGTGCGGGAATCGCAAAACCTCATTAGTGATCCGGCACCGCGCCCTGTCTAATCCATATTCTGAAAAGCAGTACGGGCACCACCGGCAAACAGCGTCATCGTTCGGGAAATTGACTTCGATCTGACCATGTCCTGTCGTGTAATGGCTCACATGCTCAGGATTGCTCATTCCTCCACCACCCTCACAAACGCAGAACCCTGTACGATTATGGAGGATGCGATATGCTTTACTGGGAGCCCCGTTTGTGCCATCAGCTCGTTCAAAACCCGCGCTGCTTCGGGTGATATTCTGATTACATCGCAAGCGCACTCCTTCGGCTTGTGTACTGTCAAAACAATTTCATTCATGTTGGTTTTATCCATTTATTCGATACCTCCTGATGTACTCATGAACGCAATCCTCGTGTACCATTTCCCCATCAAAATCAAAATATATTTCTCCGGCAAAAATATCTTCTTTGCAGATGCAGCATCGGTCTACAATGGGTTGATGAATCTCCTCCGGTTCCAGCCGCCTTTCCAGGCAGCCGGTTAATGTATCTCTTGACATTTTCGTTCCTCGTGTTATTCTATAAGTGTATTATTGCTCTTGGCCGCTTTCCCAGTTGGCGCTGGGGAGCGGCTTTTACTTTTTCTTGAACGGTTCGCCCGCATCCACGCTTCAAGCGCGGGATAGATAATCTTGTATTTCCTACCGTACACTTTCCATCACCGTAATCTTTCGCGCAAGCGGCTGTAAGTATTTCGGGTCCGGCTTCTGGTTGTCCGCGATCGAGTGGAACGTCTCTGCATTTTCCTTTGTTTTGCGTCTCAGCTCACGCATTTTCTCGAAATTCACGCGCCCTTTCTCCTTTCGTTTATCTCGTGCTGCGCCTCCTGTTGGGCGTGCTTCTCCATCAGGTACCAGCCTGCCAGCCCGCAAATAACGCTGCAAACGCATAGCGCGCCGAGTAGACCCAATGGGAAACTGTCTTGACCGCACGCCGCTATGAATGCACTGGCAAGGCACATGTATCCAAATGCTTTATGCATATCCATCATCCTTTTATTTTCCGAATACCTGATACGTTTTCTCTATCTAATGTTAGATAGGGATTACTGTTCAAAAGGTCTATCAAATAATCTAAATTAATGAATTGTCGTTGACCTGATGTGATAACAGGTATCTTTCCAGATTTCATAAGCTTTCTAATATGCGTTTCATGTATCCTTGTATCAGGATCGAGTTTTTTTAATTCTTCTGCCGCCTGTTTTGCGTTTCTAATTCTTGGAATCCTGATATCTTCCATTACTTGTCCCTCCTTTCAGCTTTGTAAGGTCTACATCGTCCTCCTGTATTCCAAGGTGCGCTGCAATCACTTGTTTGATCAGCGATGTATTGTTTCTCGATGTTTGTATTAGTTCCTGAACCGTCATGGTTTCTTTGTTAGGCATTAAAATTCCTCCATTCCTTGCCAGCGGTAGGAGGATATGGTATAATGTCCTCGATACCGCGTAGTCACGATACGTGGTGTCACGCCCTGTCGGATGTTCCAGCATCCGGCGGGGCATTTTTAATCTTTGGAAAACGCCTCTTCATACGTCAGACCGGTACATTCAAGTATTCGGTCTATGGTTTTCTTTCGAGGTTCTGCTTTCCCTGTTAATGTGTTGTAAAGTGTTGCATATGAAAGCCCAAATTCGCCAGAAAAGTCAAGACATGTTAATTGTTCTTGAACAAGGAATTTTCTTATATTTGGATAAATGCATGCATTTACAATCTTTTCGTTACTCTTTGTTCTCTCAGTTCTCAATTCCTTGGAAATGTATTGCTTTGATACACCAAAACGATTTGCAATTTCCTGTATTGTGTTTCCTTCAAGGCGCATTCGGAATGCCTCTACTTTTTCGTCAATCGTCATTTCATTCGCCTCCGTTCTCCTGCTTTTCCTTTTCATCCAGATAGTCCTGCGCCAGCTCGTCCGCTTCCGCTTCAATCTGCATCTGCTCGATCAGCCGCACGATCTCGCGCTCCCTGCGCGCCTCGCCTTTCTCGCTGTATTCGCCTGATGCGATCTGATGGCATAGGTCAATAATGTGGAATGCGTTGTTTGAGATTTTCTGTAAATTCATGGTTTGTTTTTCCTCCTGCTGTGTTTTCTTGCCTCCCCGCCTGTGCTATACTGGAAGTGGAAGGGAGGTGAAAATATGTCAAAGCATGTCATTCATTTTTATGGCCCAATTTCAGCATTATCGTTGCAAGAGTTTCGCAATGTGACACTCCAAGCAATATGTCAAGGGCAAGCAAGTGAAATTTTAATCTTGTTGTCCAGTGAGGGTGGTGACCTTAATTCTGGATTTACAGCATATAATTTCATCCGTGAATTGCCTGTATCGACAACATGTATTAACATGGGTTCAGTCGAATCTATTGCAGTTATGCCTTTTCTTGCTGCTGAAACACGCCTTGCTATTCCTCGATCCCGTTTCCTGCTCCATAGCTTTCACTGGGGCTTTAACTCCGGTGCCGTAGACCATAGCCGTCTGTCAGAGCACAGTGAATCACTTACTTTCGACCGAGAGCGATATGTTTCTATCTTCAATGAGAGAACTCAAGCGCTCCAAACTGGTTTTGACATCGCCCAATGCCTCGATGGCGCGTTTGAAATCCTCGATCCGGATAAAGCAGCAAAGATTGGACTGTTGACCAGAGCCGCCGCTCCCGCGTCCCCTATCATCAATCAATCTGATGTCCATTGGTGGCCAAGAATCGTATAAGCTCATATCTTGACTAATTTTTTGCCCATCTATAGCAAGTTCGATTTCCCTTGCGTCTCGTTTCTGCCGCTCTTGTACCGCCAATACAAGGGCGGCGATTTCTTTTGGGTCGCCTTTGATTGATATTTCCATTTCGTTCGCCTCCTTACGGTGCAGATTTGTCCGTTTCCGAATCGCGCCCCAGCGTCTTTATAACCTCGTCAAAGGTCATACCGTAGGCCGCGCGGTTGAGCTTGTCCAGCTCAAATTTCACGCTTGCCGCTTTGATTTCCAGTTCGTGTACTGTCATATCTTTTTTATTCAATTTGTATTCCTCCTATTGCGGCTTGTAGGAGGATGTGGTACAATCTTCCTGCAAGCCTGATTGCCTAATCCAATTAGGTTTGCCGCCCTCGTTCCTGTTCCAGCAGGGGCGGGGGCATTTTGTTATCCTCATTTAATGATAAGTAATTTCTCTTAATATCAAAAGCACTTGCACTATCGCCAGCATATCTTGTGGCTCTTCATCATTCAGTCTCTTGGAGAGCAGCAGCATCTGTTCTTGAAGAGAATTTATCACTTCTGTCCAGACTTCTTCCTTTTCGTGCATTACTCGTCACTCCCTTTGCGATATATGTTATAAAGGCTCTCTACTGATTTAGACAAACGGAATAACGCGCTACCCAGTAGGATAATCGATATGGTTTGGAGAATTTCAACAAGCATGTCATTCACCTCTTTTACGATACAGGTTTGTCAACGTCACTTTTCTGTCCATCCTCCTTTTGATGTATCCAGAGGAATAATTTTCGACTTGTGTTTTGGTTCTTTGTTCTTCATAACGCTGAACATCAAGCCATTTCCAATGCGTTTTCCGTGCTTATGCCAGCATTTAGATTTGTTCATGATTTTTTCTTTCATGGGAAATCCTCTCAGGCGCTTTCTTGTTATCTTCCCTTTTACGTGATAAAATCGGAATAGAAGGGAGGTGAAAGTATGTTTGTTCAAGCGACAATCTCGTGTAAATGCGGCTGCATTTCCAGAATTGAATTTCAGTCTGGAAAGCATGCTTATGTTTGCCCGAATTGCAAAACTGCTATGAACGCTGACATGTATTCCAAACTCGAAAAAATTATGTGCGATTTTGGAGACTGGAATACTGATGTCATCAAGAACGCTCGTGGTCTAAACGAACCAGAAATGCGAGCAGTAACCATATCCATTGCAGACTTGGGTGATTAACCAAGCCCCTGCCCAGGCTTACGCTCCGGAGCATCATAATTCTGCAAATGGATTGTCTCCAGCGTGAAACGCATCACATCAAAGGCTGTTCCTGGCATCATGTCCAAGTGATACTTTTTCAGCGCATCCGTAATTGCAGTTACTGCGCCGGAAAGGTTTTCTTGTCCATTCAATGCTCGGGACAGTCTTTCCTTTTCCATCAAGTGCTTCTCTGCATCCATTTCTTCACCTCCCTTCATTGTGCAGTCTTGTTCGCCTCCCAACCTTGTGATAAAATTAGGCGAAAAACGAAGCGATCTCTTGCAGGATATTGCAAATACTGTCCATCTGCTGATCGATGATAGCGACATGGTCAGAAACACTCTGGATACTTTGAGTGACCAAGCGCAATCCGTCGCTGTTGAGCCGAATGAAATAGTACATTCTCCATCCCAAAACCAAAACACTGACAGCGAGCAGGAAAACGGCGATTGACTGTATCCTTACCGTTCGTTCCAATCTGCTGATCCGTTCGCTGTCCGATAATGGCGAGCGGATTTTTTTGATGCGCGTTGCCGTTCACCCCTTTTCATGATGCGAGCTTATCCTGTTTATTGGACTTGTGCTGTGGTATTGTTTAGATATTCGCAGCTTCATCATAAATAGCAAACAGATCGTTCGGAGTGCATCCAAGCGCATCTGCAATTTGGGGAATGTACTCAGCGCGAATCGTTTTCCGACCGTTCAGCATATCGCTGAATTGTTGCTCAGTAAAACCCGAGCGAGTTGCGACCACTCCCTGAACCATTCCGCGCATTTTGATGGTTGCGCGAATATTGGCAGCAATATCCAATCCACTCACCTCCTGTCTTAAATTCTCAAATATACTTTACTTATGTTCATAATATCTCAAATATTCTGATTTGTCAATATAATTTTCTCAAAAATATTGAGAAGTTTTATTGACTTTTCGTTATTTACGGTATATTGTATATACTATAAGCGAGGTGAGTTTAATGAGTTTTGCAACAAGGCTAAAAGAACAACGGGAGAGAATTGGGTTAACACAAGTAGACCTTGCTGCCGCACTCGGTGTTACAAAGGGCGCAGTTGGGAATTATGAAACCGGAGCAAGCTCCCCAAAAGCAGAAATTCTATATCAGCTTTTTGATATTCTCCATTGTGATGCAAATTATCTATTTCAAGATGAAATGCGGACCTTACGCACATCAAACGCCACTCCAGAAGAGATGGAATTTTTGGTAAAAAAATACCGCGCTCTCGACAAGCACGGGAAGAATGCAGTTGATTCTATTCTAAATATAGAGCATAACCGCTGCACGGAAGTATCCGCGCTTCCGTTTGCCGAAGTAATACAAATGCCCACACCTATTCAATCTGCGTCTGCGGGAACAGGAGAGCTTGCTGACGATGATACAATAGAGCATATTCCCGTTCTGCGAAATGTTTGGACTTCCAAAGCTGATTATGCATTGCGTGTTCATGGTGATTCTATGGAACCAGAAATATATGACGGAGACATGATTCTGGTGCGAAGCCAGCCCGCAGTTGAGTTAGGCGAAACCGGTATTTTCATTCGTGATGGTGAGCGTTATGTGAAAATATATCGCGGTGACTACCTTGAAAGTCTGAACCCAGATTACGATGACATTCCCCTTGAAGAGTTTTCAAAATGCATCGGTAAAGTAATCGGTGTGCTAAAGCCGGAATGGATTGCTAAATAGAAATAGCTGAATTGGAGACGCATCATGTATCGTTTGGTCTGTTTTGAAAACGGTCAATTTTCATATATGTATCCGAAACCCGCAGGAGACTATTATGATAATCGAGATTTGATATACGATGCAAGTACAATACGCTCTGATGGTATAGAATATCAGTTGCGGTCAATCGATTCCATTAAATCCATTGCCATCCCCAATTATCAAGGCGTGGGTTCAATTCATGATGGTGAACTCGGAGTAACTGGTTTCTTAGAGTATGCATTGCGGATGCGTGCTGGCCGTTATTGGAGAAGCGGCGAATTTGATTTGTCTATTGCTTGCCTCGAAAAAGCAACAGAGCTAATGAAATATTCTCCCGTGGCGTGGCAGAAAAAGGACTTCTACCGAATTGTCAGCGACTTAGAGGAATTAGGCCGATTTTCACAAGCCCGAAAATGGGAAAAGTGGATAGATGAAAACTCACCATCTGAAACAGCGATATTCGAACGGCGGTATGCGGAAGTTTTGGAATCTTGTCGCACGCTCGGGACTGACTTAGTTCTCATTCCTTGGGCAGGTGGACAGAGCGCAGTATCAGCAAAGTATCAAGGGCGCGTATATAGTTTGGATGGAGAAACAAAAAAGTTCCCCATATTGCCTCGTTTTATTCGTGAAAAAGGGTATGTACATCCACATGGTGCATATGTGGCAAACCCAATAATTTTTTTCAATGACAGGCATCTGGACACCTTATATTATAAGGGAATGAAGTGTCCTGTTTTAAGCACAAGTTGGAGGCCGTTTATAGACGACCGATCTGATGATGAAAAAAACAATTTCTTAAATCGTCAAAAAGAAATCAACGGAGAAAAAGAAAACCGCCTTGTTCATAGTGTATACTATCGCATCAAATACTTATTGCCTAACGATTGCCCCAAGTCTATAAGCGCATTTTCGCGAATTAGAAATGAGGGCGGCACAAAATATCAAGAATTAATAAAAAAAGTCGAGTGTGCCGGATTTATGGTTCCTGATATGCAATTCCCTGTTGTCGAACCGGATGACCCAGAACCTGAGTATCATGGAGGAAGAAGAAAGCCATTTATTTTTCCGTGGCAATAAATTAGAAATCGAGGGAGAAAATATGTTCTGCACTAACTGTGGTACTAAATTTGAAGGCAATTTTTGCCCTAAATGCGGGCATCCCGCAAACGAAGAGCAGGCGGTATCTGCGCCTGCTCAGTCTCACGATTATTACGACAAAGAAGGGGACCTGATCGACCTTGCTACCATATATGGCGTGTACAAAGACCGCTCAGGTATGGCGGGATTCTTTAGGAAGTGTACCGATTATGATTCCGAGACAATCGGTAAGGCGTTGGATTATATCGAAAGCAACATAACACCTAAAGAGTACAGCATAATCGATACTATGAAAATGAAGCGGCAAATTGAGGCTCCGATTGAAAAACTCGATAAGCGGCGGACGCAAAACGACCCAACGCTTAAAGTACATCTGGCTCAACTTGCCGAATTACAAAAAGCGAACAAGATGCAGAAGAAAGAGATGGATGCGCAAGCGCGCTGTCCCCGTTGCGGGTCAACCTCTCTGTCTGCAAACAAAAAAGGATTCGGAATCGGAAAGGCTGTTTTAGGAGCTTCGGTCGCTGGACCATTCGGACTTGTCGCAGGAAACCTTGGGGCAAAGAAAATCCGTGTTACCTGCCTGAAATGCGGAAAGCAGTTTTGGGCATAGCACCACAAAATAAGACGTTACGAAAAGAGAACAAACGCCATGACCGAACCACGCATGATCGTAATATGCTCCAAATGCGGAACGCCCTGCCCTACTCTCGGATACGATAAAGCTACCTGCTCATACAAATACGATTATTCCAAGCCTTGCGGAAAATGCGGCGCTGCCGATTGGGTGGCGCATGAGGTCGGGCGAAACTGGAAAACCGGACTTTGGGAAAAGCCAGAGAGGCACATTTGACAAATCAACGCGCGCAAGATTTTCGTATTTTACACATCAATTAACACGGTGTTTTTTTAATTAATGGCGTTTTATATCACTTTACGTAAAATTCATTTTGATTTATAACCTAAATCCGCGCACCGGTTTTGAAAGGAAGCAATGATTCCTAATAAAAATCCCGCCCACCGGCTGCAACCAGTGAACGGGCAAAGGGTTTGCGGGAAACCCCTCAAAATATTATAATACATAGGGACCCGCACAAATAAAAAAAGAGCCGAATTTCTCCGACTCTTTCAAGCGTGTGTCCGCAAACACACACCCCTATTGATATATATAGTATAATGGATTTAAACAAAATATGCAAGACCTATATAAAATTTTTCAATAATTTGATTCTACTTGACAAATCAGGATGCACCACGATTGATGCCACCTTAGAATTGACCGCTGCTTTATACTCATCTGTGATTTTCTCAAATTCTCTAATAAACGCTTTGATTTCTGTTTTTGGCGTTTTAAGCAAATGCAAAAAATAGCTGACTAAAATAATGTAATCACCTATACTCTTAAAGTTTACATATGGTAGCCCTATTTCTCGTTGTAAACACTTTATCATTGGAATTGACGGATCAATTTTTCTAAATCGAGTGTCAAACACTACATCATTATGCGCTACTGCATTCCTCAAATCTTTTAAGGCATAAACATATTTGTAAATCAATTCCCTGTTTGTATCGGCCGATAAATTAATGCCAATTCTCTTAGAAATTGTGTCACGCGTTTTGTATGTCAAGCATGAAAGCAAATAGCCAAAGTCGCCCATTGTGAGTATTTCAAAAATAGCCCATATCGGAACGCCACTATAACTCATATTGTTATAAAAATGTGTAATTTTAGGATTTCCGTTTTTATATGCTCTGGATAAAGAAGTCTGAATCATGGACTGCAAATTTAATTTATTTATCTGCAATTTCTTTTTAGTCTCGCTATTGCTTCCAGCCGGAGCATTTTTATAACTGCTTACCACTCGATCATACATTGTTTGTATGTTCTCGGAATTTGCTTCTTCAAGTATACATGTAATTGCTATGCTTTTTAATGCAGTTTCAATAAACATAATTTTGGGGTAAAGCAATGCTTTTAGTTTAGTATCGTACTGAATTGTTGCATAAACTTCATCAAATGAAACAAATGGAAGTCGGCGGCTGGACTGTCGAAAAAAACGATACCCCTTATATCCATGATAATAACCACAATTCATGAGCTGACGTTTTTGTGTGCTACCAGAAATGGTAATACCATTACTGCGCAGATGGCGCATTAATCCATCCGTCTTTTTATATCCCATGATACTACCTCATTTCTCTATCTATTCGAATTTATATTACACTAAAACCCTCTAAAAATCAATGCAGGCGAATAAAAAATCCCGCCCCTGCGCTGCTAACACAGGGGCGGGATATGAGGGTAGAAACATTTGACCGATGCTCTACCCTCTTATTATACCTAAGATAGGAGGAAAATACAATGGCAACGATTCAAAAACGCGGGGAAAGCTATAAGATATCTGTTTCTTGTGGCTATGATCTAAACGGCAAGCAGATTCGCCGTACTATGACATGGACACCGCCCGAGGGTATGACCAAGCGCCAGACCGACAAAGAGCTTAACCGGCAGGCAACTTTGTTCGAGGAAAAATGCCGCACCGGTCAAGTGCTGGACGGTTCTATCAAGTTTGCTGACTTCGCCGAAAAGTGGTTCAAGGACTATGCGGAGAAGCAGCTTAGACCTACCACGGTCGCACGTTATCGGTTACTCATGCCTCGTATCAATGCCGCCATAGGACATATACGGCTCGACAAACTGCAACCTCATCATCTGATGGAGTTTTACGACAATCTAAGCGAGGCAGGCGTGCGAGAAGATGCGCGCTACCACAGCACGATTGACTTTAAATCCTTGCTCAAAAAACGGAACATTGCCAAGCGCGATTTTGCCAAGCAGGCCGGTGTCTCCGTTTATGTTCTGGACAGTGTAACACGCGGCGACAATATCAGTGCAACCAGTGCAAACAAAATACTTGCTGCGCTGCAACTTCCGCTTGAAAAAGTGTTTTCACCCGCAGCCGGTAAAAATAGGCTCTCTGTCAGCACAGTGCTACATCACCACCGGCTCATTTCCTCCATGCTGAGCGCTGCGGTGAAATGGCAGGTTATTTTTTCTAATCCCTGCGGGCGTGTTGCACTTCCTAAAAACAAACGGCAGGAGGCCGCCTATCTGGATGAAGAACAAACTGCACGCCTGCTTACTGCACTCAACCAAGAAAGCACACAATATCAGGTCATTGTCAAACTGCTGCTCTATACCGGAATGCGGCGCGGTGAATTGTGCGGACTGGAATGGAAAGATATTGATTTCGAACGGGCGTTGATCTTCATTCGCCGTTCTTCTCTCTATTTGGCAGGCAAAGGTGTGTTTGAGGATGAAACAAAAAACGAAACATCCGAACGCTGTATGAAAGTTTCCGCTGACGTAATAACCATGCTGCGTAGTTGGCGCGCCGAGCAATCACGCGAACGCTTGCGGCTGGGCGATCAGTGGCAGGATACCGACCGACTTTTTACTTCATGGAACGGCGCGCCTATTCGTCCAGATGTTATTTCTTCATGGTTTCACAAGTTTGTAAACAAGAACGAATTGCCGCCCATTCATATTCATTCCTTACGCCATACTAATGCAACCCTGCTGATTGCAGCAGGTACAAACTTGCAGACAGTTGCAAAGCGACTCGGTCACGCCAATACCACAACCACCAGCAAAATTTATGCGCACGCCATCAAATCGGCCGATGAAGCAGCAGCCGAAACACTACAAGATATATTGCATCCGCTCGGAAAGCGAGCATAAAGAAAGGGCGTTCCCTGTAATGGGAGCGCCCTATTTTAGATTCATAAACACCAAACAAACACCAAGCCACAAATTCCATTTTCATTTTCTCCTTAAATAGTTGCAAAAAGCCGCCTGTTTTATCAAACAAGCGGCTTTTCGTGGTACGCCCGATGCGATTCGAACGCACGGCCTTTGGAGTCGGAGTGTGATTTAATCCGAATTATTTGCGTTATTTTCCACCACAAAACACAACATATTGTGTTTATTAAGTGTTTTTTGGCATTTTTGTTCTTTTCGAAACATGTGTTTTTCTACAGATAAACACCAAATAAACACCAAGGGCAAGTATCTGAATTGCTTTCTACAGGCTTGCTAAAGGGGCGGTTTCCCGCCCCCTCTGTTCAATGCTTCACAACGTACTCGTAATATGCAGAGAGCTTGTCGCTTACCGCATCCTTATCATCAAGCCATGCCTTTGCCATATCGGCATAGAAGTCGATCTTGTTTACGCCATGCTTCTTGAATACCTCGCAGAAATCCGAGTAGAGCATGTTAAGCGCGGCGTAAAACTCGGCAGGCTCGCATTGGATACCATGCTGACGCATGACCTGTTCTGCCTGCTCCATCGTCCAATGAGCGCCGGTTGTTCCGTCCTCATTCTTCATGCGCCGCGTCCAATCCTCTGCGGTCTGGCGGTCCATCTTTCCAACGCCGCGCATCATTTGTGCATGGCCCATCATGCGCCCATTCCCACCGCGCAGTTCATCGCCTACATAAGAGCCGCCATGCATATCCATCCGATCATCACGAAACCCAATCGGCTGCATATAATCGTCCTCCTCATACATAGGGTAATGATAAACCGGCGGGATGTAGCCGCCTGGATAACTGCTTCTCGGCGCAAACCGTCCGTCAGAGTACCGGCGGTACCCGCGGTCATACGGCTCCATCATTTCGGAGCGCGGGGCAAATCGCCCGTCATCGTAGCGCCCACGACCGCGACGGTCGCGGAACTTGTCCTCCACATAATCGCGCGGGTAATCCTCGTATTCTACGCCGATCCTGCGGCGGCCACGGCCGGAAAGCATCATCATCTTTGCGGTGCGCGTCATTTGCTCACCGCCCCTCTGGTCGCAGGCGCGGGAGCCGCGCCGCCGTCAATGCTGGTCAGGTTGTTGCTGGGTGCGCAGCAGGGATTGCCGAGCATCCGGAACGAGCCGCCGGTCGCAGACGTGGAAACACAGGTCGAATACCGCGTGCGGGTGCGGATGCCGCAGGCCGTCACCTGCGCACAGTTGCGCTTAGTCAGCGGATACAGCGTCGTACCCGTGCCGATGGTGATATACACCGGCGCATTGATCGTGGCCGTGTCGGGGATCGCCTGCGCTACAACGATGCAGTATTTTTCACAGTCGTTGTAACTTCCGGCCGGAAGATTGATCTCCAGATTGCCGCCCGTGAACGTCACCGCCTGCGAGATCACCAGATTGGGGCACAGCTTACATACAGGTTTGCAAGACATAATTTTACCTCCTGAAAATCAAGGGCGGCAGACTATTGCCCGCCGCCCGAAGTTATCACGGCGAATGCCGGAAATCAGCAGCCACAGCTATAGCCGGAACCGCAAAACGGATACGGCGCGGGAACCTGATAAGCCGGTACCGGCATCGGATTGATGCGGCGGATCAGCTCATTGGTCTGCGCGTCCAGCGTTGCGGTCAGGTAGCTGTTCTGGTTGGCCTGCGAAGCCGCCAGCTTGAGCGCCTGATTCTCGGACTGCAGCGAATCGATCTTGGACTGTACCATGAAGTCCATCAGGCCGCGGTAGTTCGCGTTCTGGTTGTCGATGATATCACGGGTCGAGTTCTGGATCGTGTTGCGGGTGTCGCAAGCCTGCGTCGCCATGTCATAGCGCACGCCCTGGATCGCGTTCTGGGTCTGGCAGCAGCAGTCCTGCAGATTGTAGCCGAGCTGGCACAGGGACTTGTCCACACCGTTAAAGCCCTGCAGCATTGCAACGTTGGTGCTGTTGAAGCCGCCGGTAACCGCGTTGTTCAATGCATAGGCGGAATCGCAGATGCCCTGCTGGATTGCGGAAATGCCGCGCTCAAGGCCGTTGAATGCAATCGCCTCGTTTACATCAGCGCGGGTCGCAATGCCTTGCAGGCCAGGATCAGTGGACGCGCCGCCGCCGAAACCGCCAAAGCCAAAGCCGCCGCGGCCCCAGCCGAAAATCATAGCAAAGAGGATAATGGCCCACCAGCCATCACCGCCCCACATGCCGTTGCCGGAATTGTTACCGCTGTCCGAACCGAGTGCATAGCCGGTTGCGAAATCGTTATCCATATTAAATTTTCTCCTTTTCGTGTATTTACATCGGGGCCGTACGCTCCCCTGATGTTCAATGGGAAGCGGTTTTTTATCAGGAACCGAGTAAACCGAAAAAGAGATAGATTTTCAGAGGTATCTCTGTCTTATTTGAAAAGCTGGTTTGCCTGCCGCATGAACTGCTGCGGGTCCAGACCCGCTTCTTTCAGCATGTTCATTGCCGCCTGCTGGGGATTGCCGCCCTGCATGATCTGCCGCATCTGCGGATTGCTCTGCGCCATCTGCTGCAGCGCCTGCTGCGGGGTCATGCCGCTGTTTTTCATCTGCATGATCTGGGCGACCATCGGGTTATTTGCCGTCAGCCCCTGCATGAGCATTTGACCCATGTTCATTTGTTGTTCCTCCTAACTGGTCGCACAAGGCGTTAAACCGCCTTGCGAGTTCGTCAAAGTCAGACTTCTTCACATATTCCGTAAAGTCGGGCTGCGGCGGTGCCTGCTCCTGCACGCGCTGGTAGGCTGCGAAATCCGCGCTGCCCGTCTGGAAATTAAGCTGCTTGGTGTAAACGAATCCGTGCGAGATATCCGGCATGATTGTCAGCGCCCCGCCGAAATCCGTCTGCACCGCGCGCGCTTCATCCAGCGAAGCGACCGGCCGGACGATCGGGGCCGGAGGCTGCTGCGGCATGGGCTGCTGTATCATCGGCTGCTGATATGGCATCTGCTGCATGCCCTGACTGGGCAGATAGGTTTGATAAGGATACGCCATTACCCCAGCACCTCCGTCACATGCTCACTGATGGAGCGTTTTTCGCTCTCTTTATAGTTGATATAATCCGCTAAATCCTTGAGCTTCCCTGTGGAAGTAAAATCGTCCACAATGCGCCTTGCACACTCCGGCGCATATCCAAGCCGCTCAAGGCGCTGCTCGTAAGCTGCCATTCCAATCACGTCCTCTCTTTGGAAAACGGCGCTCGGCGACGTGAACCGAGCGTTTTTCCGTTCTCCATGATTTAATTGTAGGACAAACCGTGATTTGATGTGTGCGCTTGTGTTGCGTTTGTGTGCGGTTGTGTGCAAAAGCAACCCCCGTGGGTTCTCCCACGGGGCTAAGCCATATGCAGTATTCGGGCAACGTCGATCAGGCGTGCAAAGATATCCCTGGAGCGCCGCGAAACAACGGACCTGTCGTACCCGATTTCAGCAGCAATGTCCGCCTGCGGGTAGTGGTCTATCAGCGTCCTGCGGGCTATGACCGTATTCTCGAAACCCAGCGCGGCCTCGTCTATCACGGTCAACCGCTGGCTCTTTGTCAGCCGTTCCAGTTCTTCCGGCACCTTTGCACGTCCTGCCATGTTGCACCTCAGTCAATCATTCTTCGCATCATAATAAGCATGCGCGCCATGTCCTCGGTCAGGTCAAGGCCCTTATCCGCCTCGCTGCCTCCCTTTCCGGTCAGCACCTTTTCGTCAATCAATACCTGCATGTCCGCGCGCATATACTCCGGCATATCCGATACCTCCCTGTACCGCTTCGGCTGCATTTTGTTTGCTTCCTCTTTGGCAATTGCTCTGGTTTGTGCTTCGGTCATATCTGGTTCCTCCTGTTCATATTTTGGATTGCCGTAGCCGTATATGCTGGGATACCCCAGCGGGTAGGATTTGCGTGCCACACCGCCGCCGTTCGCTACCACGCCGGACGCGCCCGAGGTATTCCCCTCGATGGTGTAGACATAGCCGTTTTCCACCTTCTCCACGATACCTACATGTCCGCCTCCGTTCGGATACTGGCGGGTGGAGAAATATACGATATCGCCCGCTCTCGGCGTGTAAGCCGCCCGCAGGTGGAAGCGCCCGCGCTCCGCGAACCAGTCCTTGCCGTGGTAGCAGCTTGCCGTGCGCGGGATGATTCCGGCATTGCCGGACTGTGCCGCGCACCAGCTTATAAACATGTGGCACCAGTAGGCTTCCGGTCCGTTCAGGCCGTACCACTTGCCGTATTTCGTCCAGTTGTTCGAGCCTGCGTTTGCGGTCTTGCTGTCAAGGCTCGCATTGCTCGCTTTTTCCAGATAGCCGACCTCTGCGGCGGCAACCCTCAAAATACCGCTTGCTTTTCCCAAATGATTCACCTCAATTCCAAAACAAAAAGCCCCACCTTGACACAGGCGGGGCTTGTGGTATAATATGAACATAAAGAGGCGCTGTCGGCAGACGGCTGACCCAATTACACAGTTAAAGTAACCGCTTCATTTGGTCGTGAGGGCGGTTACTTTGCATTTATGGTCAAAATATGTAGCAATAAGATTGCACATATCAAAACTCGGAAGAGTTTTATGCCCATAAGCACCACCTCCTTTTTACAGGAGAGTGGCCAACCGCCCGCCGCTGGGAACGACAGCGCCCGACATATTATACCATCGCACGCCGCCCTGTGTCAATTTGCCGCCATCGTGCGGCTTTTTTATTTCTGTCCGAGCTGTTTGACAATCTGGTTTACACCCGTCGCCGCAAGGCCGGACACAATGCCGATTGCAATTGCCGTCAGCGGGTCGTTTGCGCCATACTCCGGCATAATCCGCATCGCTATAATTCCCAGCACCGCGCCGGAAATGCCGCAGATGATCGGCAGCCACTTGTTGTCAAGCGCCGTAGCCTTTACGATCTGCGCGATCAGATAGCAAATTACCGTGATTGCCGGAATCGCCGTAAATCCCAAACTTTCCATAAGTACGCTCCTTTCAAAGTCCAATTCTTGCAAGCAGGAATGCGATTACTGCCGCCAGCACTGCCCATACCGACTTGTCCACAATGCTTTCCCACCGTCTTGCAGGCTTGCTTGTAACCTCCGCGACGGTAGCGGTCAGGCTGTCCAGTTTCTCAATAATGGTGTTATACCGTTCCTCCTGTACCGCGCTGTCCTGCTCCAATGCGCGGATACGGTCAAAGAACTCCTTGTGCGTGTCGCTCGCCCTGTCCATCCGCTTTTCCAACGCTTCCACGCGGGCAAGCGTGATACACTCGTGCGGATTGTTTGTGCATTGGTTTTCCATAGGCAAGTGGGGCGCTATACCCCGTCCCCCCTCTCATTTTATCATCTCGCGGATAATATTCAGGATGCTCTTGTGGAGACGCGCCTGCGTGCAGGCCAGCTCCTCGCGTGTAACAAAATCCTGCGGCCGGAATTTCCCGTCTGCATCCCCTTCCATAATGCCGTGCTCATTACAATACTTAACATTTTCCTTTGCCCATTCGGAAATCTGATTTTCGTCCTTATACATCGTCTCACCCCCCTCTTTCGTCTGGTACTTCCAGACGTTGATCTCTGACGGCTCCGGCAGTATAACCATACCGTGTCCGGTTTTGCTGTCGAAGCCCTCCGCCCCAATATCCACACAATGATCCCTGAAAAAGCGCATCATTGCCTCGTGGGTCAGCGGCTTTCCTGTTTTGTCGATAAAAAAGTCATTGACCAGGCACGCCATACCGCAAAGCCACGGTGCCGCGAAAGACGTTCCGGTCTGTTTGCCATATGTAGTCACGCCGGTTTCTTTTGCGAATTTCACAACCTGACTGTCCGGCGCGGAAAAATCGAGATATTCCGTCGTAGAGGAAAAGTCCTCCGGAATGGCTTTGTTATTCTGGATGTAATACGCTCCAACGGTCGTCACGGCATCGCACCGCGCCAGTTCCACATAATCCGTGGAATATTCATTACCCGCCGCGACAAACATGTTAAATGTCCCAAGCCCATCGATCACCGTCTGGTATTTCTGGGCAAGGTATTTGTCGCAGATCATGTCAAACGAGCAGAACACAGAGGTAATGCCGTATTCTTCGATATATGGCAGGCAATCATCCTCCAGTCCGCAGTAGCAGTCCTTCCCCGTCCTCGCCCTGCTGATTCTGGAAAGCTGGACTAACCGTGCCTTGGGCGCAACCTGAAAGAATGTTGCCGCTGTCTTACTGCCATGCCCTCCCGAGAAATTACCCCAGCCGTACCCATCCCCAAACGGGATAAGGACCAGATCATCCGGATTATAGTTTTTGATGCTCCAGTTCTCTCCGGTAGCCGCCGTGACGCGCTCCCCAAAGTATCCCGCGTTATGGAACCTGTCCACACCCGTAAACTTGCGGATGTAGTTGTTTTCAGCGTGCAGCTTTGTTGTTTCAGTAGCCACGTTATACCTCCCCTTTTCCTGTCCCGTACTGCTTACCCGTAATCTGTTCGTACTCTTCATCCGAGAGCTTCCCCGCCGTGTATAGCTGGTCTATCCGGCCAATGTCCCACAGCTTGGGGTAATAATGCCGCGCCATTTCAAATACTGTCATAGCGCCACCCCCGTCATAGCCGCGATAAAGTCCACGTCCGCGCGGAGCTGTTCTTCCTGCGTCGGTTCCGGCTCCGGTTCAGGAGGTCTGGCGGTCGGCGTAATATCCACCAGCGCGCCGTCCTCGATCGCCAGTTCGCAGTATGGGCAGTAGGCACGCGCACAGGGTTCAAGGCTGACAGGGACCGGAATCCATCCGTCCGGTGCCTGTCCGTGATGGAGGGTGCGCATCTGTCTGGTTTCCGTGTTGATAATTAGCATTGGCGTTACCTCCATGCGATATAGCGGTAAACAGAACCACTGGCATTCATCTGTCCTGATGCGGAATTAGCATAAAACAAAATTTGTGATTCATTAACTGACACATTCACTGCTCCACCATTAGGCAAAGAATACGAAAGATTCACGCCATTAAGCAAGACAAAAACTGCTCCGGTTGCACTATTGGCAGATTCGGCTCCAATAATTAAACATTCCGGCCGAAATCCCACATCAATTACTGTAGGGTTATCAGCGCCATAAGTACCGTCGCCTGTATACTCTCCCGTAACATACCCCTTTGCCCACGGGTCTTTGATTTCCAGCCACCCATCCAGCGGGCTATACGCCGTTACGCCCTCTGAATCGATCATCTGTCCTGCGGTCATGCTCTCACATGCACAGTACCCGCCAAAACCGAGTTTGATGGTGTCGCCACCCTTTCCGGATTCAAGGGCTATTGCGTCTTTGGAGTTGTCCAGGAACGAGCCTGCGATTTGGTTGCCGGAGATTTCAAGGATTGTGGTGGTGCCGTAGTTGGAGTTGCCTGTATCGGCATAAGCGAGTAGAATTTCATTGTCTGAAATTCGTGTTCCAGAGACATAGTTTGATGGGTTTCCAATATTAAACTTATATGGACTTCCGTGCTCGATTGATGTTCCGTTCCATGTTGCAAAAACAGCATTATAATTTGTTGAACCGTTTACTGCAACAACACCGGTCGGCAACCCAATTAATGCCGTATCAGCGCCACTTGTGCCACTACCATAAAGTTGAGCGTCGTCCAGAACAGACAATGCTTCATTAAGTACATATAGGCGGGTTTGGGATAAAGCATAAATTGCTCCGTCAGAATATGTACACGGAATTTGATGTGCTGTCGAATTTATAACCGTCACCACCTCCCCAAACGTCACCGCATTCGCGCTGTCAACCGTCGCAATCACCGCCTTGCCCTTGTTGCCGTCGCCAGTATCGGAAAAGCAGATGCACACGCGCTTGTTTCCGCTGTCGTCGTCGGGGATGCGGGTTGCGGAGATGTAGTTTGCGCCAGTGTTGCCTGAGAGGTCCCATGCACCAACTGTAGTTGTGGATGCTCCGTTGAATATGATAGTTTTGGCTTTTAAGCCGCTGGAATTATAAAGAGAAATGGCGCGCATATCTTCCAAGGAAACAAGTGTATGACAATCTGATTCAGACGATATGGTTGTAACCGAGGAACTTATTGAAATAGTTGTTCCGCTTACTGTTGCAAGCCTAAAGACTATAGCGTTGTTAAGCAAAAACTGCACCACAAAATGCGTATCATCCAGCCGAGCGAGGGAGGCAGAAGGTGAGGACTGTTGATATACAACGATATTAAACAAGCTTTTCCCTGTAACATTATCAATTAAAAATACAGTAATGTTACCTGCTATTATTAGTAGAACGCTATGTTGTAACGACAATTTGCATAACGCTGTTCCGGTTGTCGCTACTCCGGATTTTATCACATTCTCCACATTCTTCTGCGCCACAACGTCGTGGTAGATTTCCCCGTCCTGAACATTCACCACATCCCCCGCCGCGATGCTCTGGCCATCCCGCACGGTGCCGGTGCGAACGTCATTCACCGGCAAGCCCTCTGCTGTTGGATTGCTGCCGATATTCGCCAGCGCGGAAATGAACTCTTCCTCCGTTCCGGTATAGCCGCCCTCCTGCGCCTGCTCATACGCGCTTTTGCCAAGCCCTGCGACCAACTTGCCGTTTACTTTGATTGCCAAGTTATCCCCTCCTTTCGTCGTTTTAGGCATACTCGTATACTTCTTTTACAATAACCCTTACCTGACTGCCTGTGTTGTTTCTTACTACAATATTGGGAATTTCTGCCGCAATCGCGAGCGGCGAACTCCGATATAAAGGTATATAATACGGTTCTGTTTCATTTTGATTTGTGAACCACCAAAAAAGTCCACAACTCAAATTTTCATCGTACGGAGAATACGCAAATATTTGGTATAAATTGTGCTTACTTGCTTTGATTGAATTTAAGTCCATTTGAAGTTCTTCGCCCGTTGGAAGATCAGAAGAATAAACAATGTTCGCTGCACTTCCGGTTTTGCTGTCCACATACCTTTTTGACGCAGGCATGTCACTCGCTGTCGGTGTCACAATGCCTGTAATCGGCCCTGTCATTACCCCGCCAGCAAGCGGAAGCGCGCCAACCTGCGCTGCTGTCACCGCATGCGGGTTATTGGTATCGCCCGTGTGCGCCGTCAGGTTGCCAGTTACCGCTTCCACATCAGCCTTTCTCGCCGCGTCGCCGTCATTTACCGGCGCGGGCAGATTGGTCACAGCGTTGCCGCCCATATCAACCGCGCCCGTCAGCGTACCGCCCGCGAGCTTGAGATACCTTGCGTCCGCTTCCTCCTCCGTCATGCCGCCCGAGCCGCCGGACGAGGTTTCTTCGGTGAACTCAATCACATAGGGGCCATCCCCAAGGCTTTCCGCCATGTCCAGCTCGCCGCCGTTTGATGCGGTTATTGTATTTTTTGTTTTGGCGATCGCTTCATCGATCTGTGGTCCTGTAAATGTCCCGTTATATCCTTCGGTCGTTGGCATGTTATCACTCCCTCATGCAAAGATACGGTTTCCCATCCGCGCAGATATACATTGAACTGTCCTGCGGGATGTAATAGTAATTATCGTTCCAGCTTCCGTCCTCGCCTTGGGCATAAAGCGAAATCCGGTATTCCCCATCGCCTTTCAGCAGGAAATCGTCGTAAACATCAAACTGCCGCTGTGTATTAGCTGGGGTCTGGGAAAAGGACGCGATCAGAGCCCCTTTCCCTCTGCCCCAATCTTCGTTTACTTTCGTAGCGCGGCACTCAAAAGCCTGATAGGCTATATCCGACTGGAAAGCCACAATTACCTTGTCAAATCCCGAAACCGCCGAAATCTTTTCCCCCGTAATGGAGAATGTTAAATGGGGCGCTGCCATCAGGCTACACTCCAAATGCCTGCGGCGGTCTTAACGAATACCTTGACGATCTTCACGCTGTCGCCAGAAGATGCAGTCTCAAGGTCGGTGCCGGTAATAGTGACTTCGATGGGCGTAGTCTTAGGATAGCTTCCATCGGAACCGCTCGTGTTAATCGAACCGGCGGTCGTGGGAATGACCGTACCTGCATCCTGCGTGGAGCTGGTCTGCGGAACAACGCATACCTTGTATTCCGCGAAGTCAACATCACAGGTAAAGGTGATCTTGGACTTGTTGAAGCCCTCGACCTTGGAAATCTTCGTTTTGTCGGGACCGGTAATCGTCACAACCGGAACCGCAGTATTCAGAGTAATATCGTCCGATACTTCTTCGGTTTCATTGCCTACATCGTCGCGCACCTTGATATGTACGGTTTTCAAGCCGTCGCCGCCTGTCAGGTTGACGCTCTTTGTCTTTGCAAAGGTTTCCCAGCTTGCCGACGCTTCTCCATCCACACCGTCAATGCCCCAAATCTTCATCTGGTAGCCGGTGGTTACTTCATCCGATAAGCCGATCGTCAGCTTGACCGCCGTACTGGTTGCGTACAGCGCTCCGTCATTAATACTTAGCGTCAGACCGGACGGGGCCGTGGTATCAAGGGTTAAGTTAAAATAACTTGCCATTTATTCATTCTCCTTTTCATCCGCATTCAGTTCGAGGTAAAAGTATCCTCCCTGGCGGGTATAAATGATTTCGTTTCCGATTGCTGCGGTTTTTATCCCCATATCCTTTATAAACAATTGGGATATTGCATCAGCACCGACACTTATCATCCCCTCACCCCCTGATCAGGTACAGCGTCCTTGCGTCCTTTTCAGGAAGCTCCTCATATTCCGCAAGGTCTAATACCTTTATCACATTGATTTCTTTGGACGATACATTTCCCGAACCTGTGCCGCTCGGAAGCAGGACGTCGGATTCTTCGTATTCATGTGTGTCCGTGTTCCAGATCAGCCAAAATCCATTGTCGCCCGGCATTGGGGGATGGTTATTCAGTTCTTCCAGCCGCTTTTCATAATCGGAGAACTCGGATGGGATCGTCGGCCACTGTGCATCCCCTGAAAGGCTGTCCGGTATGTATGGATAAATCTTGTTCGTGTGCCGGACAACATCCCCTTGTGTCCCTCTAAGCTGCATGGTGTAAGCCACGTTGCCGAATGCAAGCTGGTCGTCTGTCAGGACGGCGCCGATGCCCTCATCCATTGGCGACAGGCGTATGATATTGAGGTTATCCTCTACGGACACCAGCATGTCCCACTCGTATCCCTCCGGCAATTCACCGACAACATAGAGGGCGCGGGAGTTATTATCATACTGCCGTGCAATTACGTCACATGACGCGGAGAGCGTCCAGTTATCGAAAGTAATTTCAGGATAATTCACACTGTAGCCTCTCCCTCCAACGCCGCAATGCGGGTTTCAAGCTGCTGCACCTTTTCGGACAGTGAGACATTGGCTGCGGCCAGCGATACATTTGACGCAGCGATCTTATCCAGCAGCGTGTCTATATCTTCGCCGCTATATTTGCTTGTGTAATATGACATATTCTCACCTCACACCACCAGTTGACGGCCGAATTTGTCCAAAAACAGCTTATTGTTTTTGTCTCTGAACGCACCGCCCAAGCTGCCCTCCTTGGGTTGGGAATAATACAGGATAACGCAGCCGTCGCCGGCCGCACCTCCTGGGCCTCCGGAACCGCCGCTGCCACCAGCTCCAACCCAGTCTGCCGATGGAACTGTACCGCGC